CATGTCAATACTACATCTAGTATGTAAGTACTCACTTCACTACTACATCTAGTATGTCTAAGTTAGTTAGTGCTGACTAACATTGACGGGGGGAGGGGTAACAGTGGTTGTGGTAATTTTGTTGAACCAACTTCAATTCACAAAAAGTAGAAATGTCAATATTATCTATGAAAAAAAGAAGCAAGTTAGCATTTACTAAGTTGTTGATAACATTACAACATTGATCTGCACTGGGTAATAATGCAAACTGTGCATTGCGAAGAGCAATGTTAACCAATAACAAGCATTGCGAAGGACGATGTAGTAAAGAAATAACTTGACTTTTTAACAAAAATATGCTACAATAAACACCTATAATATAGGACATCACAGCAACAGATAAGAAGTAGGTTTTAAAGAAGAAGATTATTCCTTCGGAATTAAGTTTTAACGCAACCCTTATCTGACCGGTGATGTTAATATTAAGATACTGTTGATATAACTTATCACTAATATAGTAGTGCTAAGAATAAAACCTTCTAAAGAAGATAATTTTTAATGGATGAACAACATACTAAGACAGTTACCCAGTCTATTGATTTAGGGTTGTCTGTCTCAAAGAGTGTCCCCGCTGTGACTGACAGCACGAAGCCTGTGCAACCAGTCAAGAAAAGGGGAGGGAGACCTAAAAAAGCAGACATCGAGGCTAAGTTAAAGCCAGGGAAGCGTGGTCGTCCGAAAGGTGACTACACACTTGCAAGAGAGTTATGTGCAAGGATGTTAGTTGCTAACTCTGACAGGATGTTACAAGAAGTTATGCGTCTAGCACTTACTGATGGTCATCCGTCTCAGATAGCTGCTTTGAAGATGGTTTTAGATAGAGCATTACCTATCAGTTACTTTGAGAACAAAGAACCTGGAAGTGCTGGTGGACAAGGAATCACTATTAACATCTCAGGCATCACTGCACCACAGATACAGACAAGTGATGATGTTATCGATGTAGATTCGGAGCAAAGTAGTGGAACTTAACTGGTCTTTGCTTCCTTGGCAGATAGAGGTCTGGCAGGACAAATCAAGGTTTAAGGTCATTGCTGCTGGTCGTCGATGTGGTAAGAGTAACCTTGCTATCAAGATGCTTCTTGCAAAGGCTTTAGAGGCTCCTGAAGGCTCTGCTGTGGTGTATGTAGCACCTACCCTAGGACAGGCAAGACAGATCGCCTGGGATGCTCTTTTAACGCAAGGCAGGAGTGTTATTAAGCAGGCCCATGTAAACCAGATGGACATAACACTGGTCACTGGCAGGAAGATACATATTAGGTCTGGTGAAAATCCAGATACATTGCGTGGATTGAAGTTATACTTTGCTGTTATTGATGAGGCTGCCTTCGTTAAGGAAGACTTGTTCACCAAGATCATAAGACCAGCATTGGCAGACTTAAAAGGTGAAGCAGTGTTGATCAGTACCCCTGATGGGCGTAATTGGTTCTATGATGCGTATAAGACTGGTGAGAGTGGACGGAGTAAGGATTGGAAGTCTTGGCACTTAACTACGCTAGACAACCCCACCATTGACCCAGAAGAGATTGAAGCAGCAAAGAAGACATTAAGCACATTCCACTTTAACCAAGAGTTTCTAGCATCCTTTACCAACAGTGGTACTGGGTTATTCAAGGAAGAATGGTTAAAGTATGGAACAGAACCTGCTGATGGTTCCTGGTATATCGCTATTGACCTTGCTGGCTTTAAGGAAGTTAATAACGCTACCTCTGCTGCTGACAAGAGACTAGACCAATCTGCTATCTGTGTTGTTAAAGCTACTGATGATGGTACATGGTTTGTAGAGAAGATAGAATATGGTCGTTGGGGAATCGACGAAACTGCCATGCGTATCATCAAGAATGTAAATGAGTATCAGCCTGTCGCTGTTGGACTAGAGAAGGGAATGGCAAGGCAGGCAGTGTTAGGACCATTAGAGAAGTTGATGCGTGAGTACAATACTTACTTTCATGTGATGGAACTAACACACGGTAACCAGAAGAAGACTGATAGGATTATGTGGTCTCTCCAAGGTAATTTTGAGCATGGTCGTATTATTCTCAACAAAGAAGAGAAATGGACTGAGTTTATTGACCAGTACCTGATGTTTCCATCAACACAAGTGCATGACGATTTGGTCGATGCACTATCGTATGTATCACAAGTAGCAACAACAGTGTCCACTGATGACTATGATGAAGAAGATTGGACCCCTCTGGATTTAGAAAGCGCGTATTGATGGATATCATAAGCAGAAAAGAAGCTAAAGCAATAGGCTTAACAAGATATTTTACTGGGAAACCTTGCAAGCATGGTCATGTTTCTGAAAGACATGTTTCTCATGGTGGCTGTTATGTGTGTACTAATGAACGTACCAGTAAATGGAAAAAAGCAAACCAAGATAAAGGAAACGAGCGTAGTCGTAATTGGAAAAAGAACAATAAACACAAAGTAAACGCTATATGTAGTAAACGAAAAGCAGCAAAGTTACAACGAACACCTAAATGGTTAATAGAAGATGACTTCTTTCTTATTGAAGAGGCGTACTCGTTAGCGGTTTTAAGAACAAAAATGACTGGTATTGAGTGGCAAGTAGACCATGTAATACCTATGCAAGGGAAAACAGTGTCTGGACTACATTGCCCTACAAACTTACAAGTAATTCCTAGTAAAGTTAATATTAGCAAAAACAACAAGTGGGACTGGATTACTCAACAATAAGGAACTAAGATGGCGCAAACGAACAATCAACTGGTAGAGTGGGTAACAGCGCGTTGTGAGCAGTGGCGCAGCCATAAAGAAACTAACTATATGGAAGATTGGGACAGGTATGAGCGTCTCTGGCGTGGTATTTGGTCTGGAGAAGACCGTACCCGTGAGTCTGAACGTGCCAGGATCGTCACACCGATGCTACAGCAAGCCATTGAAACCTTCTCTGCTGAGATTGATGAGGCTATCTTTGGTCGTGGTGAGAAGTTCTTTGACATCGTTGATGAGGACGACACCCCTCAAGATGTAGAAGTAATGAAAAAGTTACTTACCAAGGACTTTAAGAAGGACCAAGTACGCAAGTCTGTCTCTGATATTGTGCTACTTGCTGCTGTTTATGGTACTGGTATCGGTGAAATCGTCCTTACCAAGAAGACAGAACTGATTCCAACAACGCAACCAATGCCTAACATGGGTTTGGCTGCTATCGGTGTCACTGAAAAAGACCGTGTTGCTGTTGAGTTACGACCAGTAAACCCACGAAACTTCCTTATCGACCCTAATGCAAGCACTATTGCAGAGGCTTTAGGGTGTGCTGTAGAGGATTTCGTCTCTATCCATAGCGTAGTACAGGCAATGGAGAATGGAACCTACAAAAAGGCTAATATAGGCCCTGCTGCCAGTGAAACTGACCTTGAGCCAACACAGGAAGAAGTTGATTATCAGCAAGACAAGGTAAAGTTACTGCGTTATTACGGCTTAGTACCTAAGGAATTGCTTGATAATGTCGATAGTGACAAGTTTGTAGACCTGTTCTCTAAGTCAGGTGACGATGAGTCTAACGAAATGGCTGAGTTTTCAGAGTTAGTAGAGGCCATTGTCGTAATTGCCAATGACGGTGTACTGCTAAAAGCAGAAGAGAATCCTTACATGATGAAGGATCGTCCTGTTGTTGCCTTCCAGAATGACTCTATGCCTAATCGCTTCTGGGGTCGTGGTATCGCTGAGAAGGGCTACAACATGCAGAAGGCTATTGATGCACAAGTTCGCGCACATTTAGATAGCCTTGCTCTTACCACCGTACCTATGATGGCTATGGATGCTACAAGGCTGCCTCGTGGTGCTAAGTTTGAGGTTCGTCCTGGTAAAACTATCCTTACCAACGGTAATCCAGCAGAGATTCTCCAACCATTTAAGTTTGGTAACCTAGACCCTGCTAACCTAGCCACGGCTAAAGAGTTTGAGCGTATGCTCCTGCAAGCCACTGGAACCATTGATAGTGCCTCTTATGGTGCGCCAGCGGGTACACCAGAGTCTTATGGTACTAACCCTGCTCTGATGGCTATTATCAAGAAGTCTAAACGTACTTTGGTGAACTTCCAAGAGCAATTCTTGATTCCTTTCATTACTAAGTCTGCTCATCGGTATATGCAGTTTGACCCTGAGCGTTATCCTGTCCAAGACTTTGTATTTATCCCCACCAGTCACCTTGGCATCATCGCAAGGGAGTTTGAACAAGTACAATTCATTAACTTGTTGAAGACACTTT